CAGCGAGGTCGGGCAGTGCCTGCGCAAGACGTACTTCGCCAAGAATGAGACATCGCCCGATCTGGGCTATGTCGACCGCTACGGCGCGCGGCTGCGCGGCAACTTGATCGAAGACCACTATTGGGTGCCGGGACTGCGCGCCAGCCTGCCGGATGGTGTCAAATTGCTCTATGCCGGAGCGGACCAGCGCACATTGGTCGATGGCTACCTGTCGGCAACCACCGATGGCTTGCTCGTCGGCGTGCAGCCGGATGCGCTGGCGTGGCTCGGTGTGCCGGACATCAAATCCGATTGCGTTAATCTCGACTGCAAATCAATCGATCCGCGCGCCAGTCTGAGGATTGAGCGACCCGAGCACAGCTTCCAGGTGCAAGCGCAAATGGGCCTGATGCGGCACGCGACCCCATACCAGCCCGAATATTCAGTCCTGTCCTACGTCGACGCGTCGTTCCTCGACGACGTGCGTGAATTTGCCGTCGCATTCGACCCGGCAATCTACGGCGTTGCCAAAGATCGCGCTCGTCGAGTGATGACGGCCAGTGACCCGTTGGAGTTGTCGCCCGAGGGCAAGCTAGCCGGTGGGGCCGAGTGCAAATACTGCCCTTGGTCGTCGCACTGCGCCCAGGTGACGGTCGGGGGGATGCCGCAGGCCGACGATGTGAAGCTCGGCGAGAACGCGGTCACCGAGCTGTGGCACCTGCGAAATATCGAGCGCCATCTAGCGACAGAAAAAGACGCAAGCGAAACCGAGCACGCCCAGGCGCGCGAGGCGATCAAGGAGTTCCTGCGGGCCAATGGGCTGCGCAGGTACGCGGGCGAGGATTGGGAGGTGTCCTGGTCCAGCCTGAAAGGGCGAGAAACCGTCGATTTGAAGTCAGCGGAAGCTGCGGGAATTGACCTTTCGCCGTTCAAAAAGCTCGGAGACCCCTCCGAGAGACTAGTAGTGAAGTGAAAGTGGTAGTGACAGTGGAGTTAGAAATGAGTGATATGACACAAGCACGATCGACAGAAGTGGCAGTGACACAAGGCGACCCGTACAGCAGTTACGGCGCCAAAGTCGGGGTGCAGGGGAACTTCTTAACCTTTAAGAACGGTGAATACACCTTCGGTCAGGACGCCAGAACTCTGCCGATGGGGACGCGGCTGGCGGTCAATATGCCGGGATTGCGCATCGGCTGGAGGCGCTGGTATGGCGGGCAGCTCACCGACGACCTGACGGAACTCCTAAGCGACGGCGTACGCCTCGTGACGCGCGACACATTGGGCAGCGACGACCCCGCGATGTGGGAGCGAGATCAAGACGGCAAGGCGCGCGACCCGTGGTCGCTGTCGAACGTGTGCGAGTTTATCGACGACCAGGGGGAACATTACATCTACGCCACCGCGTCGAAGGGCGGAATCAACGCGATCGGTCGGCTGTGCGCCGAATACGGCAAACTCTATCGCCAGCGGCCGGGGCAGGTGCCGATCATCGAGCTGGGCGCGGACAGCTATATGCACCCGGTCTACAAGAAGACCTTTGTGCCGGTGTTTGCGCCGATCGTCGGCTGGACATCAGAGAACATGCTGGACCTCGACAGCGACCCCGACGAGCCGCCACTAGGCGCGGCAGAGCTTGGCGGTCGTCCGGGGGAGGGGGGTCAGCGTGCAGCAAACCCTACAATGGTCGCCGGTGCCCTGTCGGAAAGGACTGGTGCACCAGTCCCCTCTGCGAGCGGGAGTGCGACGGCGTCCCCTTCTAAAAAGACCCGCTTCTAACACGGGCTCGCAGCGCCCGGACATTGGGGGACGGCAGCGTGCGCAATTTCGACTACAGCGATGCCACCGAGTTCCTGGAGAGCTTCTACGCCGGGACCGAGCACAATGTCGAATTGCGCGCGCTCGCCAACGACGGCAACGGCCGGCCGGGTATCATGTTCACCCGCGATCTGCCACTGGTCGTCGATTTCTGCACACGCTGGGACTGCCCCGGGCGAGGCACTTATTTTGCGGTCGCGACCCGCCGCCGGGACGCCAGCAACGGCAAGCGCGAGAGCCTCGCGGAATTGCCCGGTGTGTGGGTCGAGATCGACGGCTACAAGCACGGGCTCACGACCGAGGCGTGCGTCCAGGCGCTGTTGGCGTGTCCGCTCAAGCCGACCTGTATCGTCTTTAGCGGGCGCGGGGTACATGCCTACTGGCTATTCCGCGAGCCCCTGGATGTGCGGCTGCCGACCAGTGGCCCGGACACCATCAAGGAAGAGGTCGAGGCAGTCCTGCGGCAGTTCTGCGGGGTGTTTTGTGGCGACCCGAACGCCATCGATATCACCCGGGTAATGCGCCTCGTCGGCACGCACAACACCCGTGAAGGCGACTTGCGGCCGGTGCGGGTGCTGGATGCGTCCGGGGTCCGCTACGAATTATCCGACCTGGTTGAGATGCTCGACTGGTTGCGACCGATGCTGCGGGCGCCGGCGGCGAGTGCAGCGGCGGTCGTTAAGGGTAGCATGGGCACCGCGGTTGATCCGTACCTGGATTTTGCAAAACGGTTTTCGTTCAAGACGCCGATAGACGTGCAGCAGCGGTTAACGGCGATGACTTACGGCGCGCCCGATGAGACCGCCATTCACCCGACGCGGTGCTCGGTGTCGTCTAGCTTGGTGGCGCAGGGCGTCGATGACGACCAGATTTTCGAGCTGCTGTTAGCAGCGACCCGCCGCGCCGCCGGCCCGGTCGGGCAAAATTGGAACTGGAAACGAGAAGAAAAGCTGATCCGAAAAGAGATCGAGACGGCGAAAGCCAAATACGCCCCGGCAGATCGCCCGGGCGGAGCGAGCCAATCGGCGGCGGCGGCGTCCACGCGGGTTATCCAGTTGCGGCCGCGACAGCAGCCCGACGATGCGCCGGCGGAACCGGAAGACGCGCCTAAGCTTGCCGGGTTTCCACTAAACGACCTCGGCAACGCTATGCGGCTCATCACGCAGCACAGCGCTGCGCTGCGCTACGTGATCGGCATCGGCTGGCACGTATGGGATGGGCGGCGGTACGAATTTGACCCCGCCATGATCGCAGCACGGCGCCTGGCGCACGAAACGGCGCGGACCATGCTGTTGCAGACGTTTGGTCAGCCGGCTCGCACCAAGGAACAAGCGGAAGCGCGCAAGACGCTAATCAAATTTGCGATCAGCTCCGGCAATGCCAACAAAATCGCCGGGATGCTGAGCCAGGCTGAGCCACATCTCGCCGTGGCAGCTGACGATCTTGACCGCGAGCCGTGGCCGCTCAATTGCCTGAGTGGCACAATCGATCTGCGGACAGGCGCTATGCAACCGCACGCTCAGGCCGATTTGTTGACCAAACTGGTCCCGGTCGGTTACGACCCGACGGCGGTGTGTCCGACGTGGCTGCGGTTCTTGTCGGAAATATTCGCCGGGGACGAGGCGATGATCGCCTTTGTCCAGCGGGCTTTAGGCTACTCGTTGTCCGGCAGCACCCGCGAACAGGTGATATTCATTCTGCACGGCGGCGGCGCCAACGGCAAAAGCGTATTGCTTGAGGTTATCGCTGCGCTGCTGTCTGACTACGCTTCACACTGTCCAGCAAAAACATTCGTGTCCGATGAGATCGGCGGATCAGGAATACCTAACGATGTGGCGCGGCTAGCCGGTGCCAGGTTTGTGTCTATTGTCGAGACAGAACACAACAAGAAGCTGGCCGAGGGGCTGGTTAAGCAGGCGACCGGTGGTGATAAATTAACCGCTAGATTTATGCGCCAGGAATTTTTTGAGTTCACGCCGAGGTTCAAGATATGGCTCGCGACTAATCATAAGCCGCGCATTCGAGGAACTGATAACGCGATCTGGCGACGTATCAGGTTGTTACCGTTCAATGTCACTTTTGTAGATAAAGATGGCGCACTGCCCGGTCAACCGGTCAAAGACCTGGACCTGAAAGACAAGCTGCTGGCCGAGCTTCCGGGCATTCTTAACTGGGTCATAGCGGGCTGCATGGCGTGGCAAAACGACGGCGGTTTGAAACCTCCGGTTGCGGTAAGCGAGGCTACGAAGGAGTACCGAGAGAGCCAAGATATCGTCGCCGGGTTTGTCGACGACCGCTGCAATGTCGATCCGGGCATCGAATGCGCCAGCGGGGAGCTGTACGACGCCTATAAGAAGTGGTGTGTCGAGAACGGCGAGCGCACAATCTCCAGTAGTGAGTTCGGCGCATCGCTTAGCGAAAAAGGATACATAACACGCAAGGGAACGCACGGTATCAGAATGCGTAAAGGTTTGAATTTGCGTCCTATTTACGACGGTGTGGAAGAGGTAAAGGGTCAGCAATATTGACGTGGGTGGCGGGTGGCGGCTGGTGGCGCTGTTTTCCGGTTCGTCCCACG